GCCCCTTGCGCTTGTAGAGACGGCCAATCGCCGCCCGAGCGCGAAAGCCGCCTTTGATCGTCCAATCACCGAAGCTCGTGCGAACAACCATCGTGCCGATTCTTAGCTGACCACCGGCGTCCCGAGGCTCGGCGGATTCGGTGCCGCCAGCGCCGGCGCGGCGATCTGGAACGCCACCACTGGGCTGAAGTCGCTCGTCAGTGGAGGGTTTTGCGTGTCCGTCGCAGTTGCCCGCACGAGGTAGCTGCCCGGATCGAGCGCCTGCAGTTTGAACTCGGTTTGATTCGCCGCGGCGTGTCCGACATTCGTGTAGGTCGCGCCGTTGTCGCTCGAGAGCTCGAAGTCCATCTGCGCGATGTCGGTGGGCGCGAGCGCAGAGCCATCCTTGCGAGAGGTCGGCGCGGTGACGGGAATCGTGACATCAGCCATGTGGGTACTCCCATGCCAAACGATGCGCGCGCGTCTCAGGCGCGGCGCGAGAGGATGCTCGAAGCGACGCGGCTTGATCCGCCAGAGCGGTACGCGATAGAGCGTCATTCATCCGCAGCTCGCTAGAACGACCAGAGGGCGCGCAGTGCCGCTAAACGTCACAGCCTTGGTCGACACCACGTTGAATACATTCGTGCCTTTGACGACGCCCTGAGACGTATCGCAGGCGGTCCCGAGGGGTACCGTGCCGACGGGTAAGAGCACGAGCTGCTGATCGGACTTGATGACGCTGTAGGCCGTCGGCGCGATCGCCGAGACGGTGACGGTGGGCTGGCCCGGAGGTTGAGGCGCGGGCGCCGCGACGGCGACGCACGTTTCCAGCGTGTGCGCGCTCTCGATGCCGCCGATGATCGCCGTCGCCTCGTAGCACTGCGTGCCGGGCTTGACGCTCGTCCGCACCGACTGACATGTCGCGAGCGGCGTCGGCGTCAGTAGGACTTTGCTTTGACCCTGCAGGGCGCCGTACAGGTTGTAGGTGATTGTGGTGCCGGCGGGAATCGATGTGCCGTCGGTGAACTTCGTCGGCGCCGTGCACGCAACCGTGAGATCCGTGGCATACGCGCTCGCGACGCTCAGCACCTGAAAGGCAATGAGGCATCCGGCAATGACGAGAAGCGCGCGCAGATTGATGCGAGACATGCAAGACCCTCCAACTTGCAGAGTCTCGCGAATTTCAATTCGTCGCGCTCGTCTCCGAGTTGACATTGTTACACGTGAAACGAATGTCAACTTTCGATTCGAATTCGCGCCGCTTGCGTGAAATCAAATTCGCGACATAGCCATAGGGATGGCCAATCTCTGCTGCAATCTCTTTGGTACTTCGACGCTCTCCTCGGGGTACACCACGGGCGCGCTTGTCTGCTTCGACATCGATTACGGCACGTGACTCTGATGTCAGCTTCTTGTGTCTCACGACAAATCCACCTCGCGTAGCTCATACCGACCATTCGCTCGCTTCGTCCACCCATGCGCCAGAATGCGGATGCCAGCTTTGCGGAGAACCGGAAGCGATGGGTGGTCGGTAATCTTGCGGATGCGCGCGGCGAGATTGCTCCCGCTCGTCGTCTGCACGGCTACGATGTCCGCGCCGACCGCGAGCACATCGACGATGCCGAAGAGATCAACGCGCTTTCGCGCAAAGCCATTCCAACGTTCCGTCACTTGCACGAGCGGATAGCCCCGATCACGGAGCACTTTGAGGCTGCGCTGAGTCGGACTGCTCATAGCGGCTCCCCATAGGTACGCGCGAACGCCTCGCCATAGGTTTCCGGCTTGCCAGTAGGGCCGCGCCATGCGATCGCGGGGTCGCGTTCGAGACAGGCCGCGCGCACACGTTCTCGGCGTGAATCGGTTGTCGTGGTTCCCGCAAAGATGTCCTCAATCCCGCAACGCTTGGCGAGTTCAGTTTCACCGTCAAAGAACGCGGCGGTCATTCGTACGCATCCGCCGGCAGATACCGAATTGGCTTGCTGAATTGATCGAGGTTGAACTGCCGCGCACGACGATGGAACCAACCAGTGATATCGCCGAGCGATCCGAACCCATGCCGCTGCTTGGCAACCGTGATGCGCATGCCAGTGACATCCGCGGTAGGGTTCTCGCCCTCCTTCCGACTTCGGCGCACGAAGAGCACGTTGTCCGCGATCCCGCTGAGTTCGCGCGCACCGCCGACATCGTTCGTATCCGGTTCTTCGTCCTTCAGCGGCGGCTTCTTCGGATGCGCGACGACGTGGATGTGCGTGTGAGTCTGCTGCGCCGTCGCGGCGACGAGGTTCGCGAAATTGCGCTGGCCCTCCCAATCCTGAGTCGCGATATCGAGCTTCATCAGCGAATCGATCACCGCATGCGTCACGCCTCCCGCCGCGAGCTTGCGAATCACCGCGAGAATATCCCGATGCTTCGCGAGCCCGACTTTCGACCAAATCGAGAGCCGCCCGGCGTAGGCGTCGATGAACCATTGGACTTGATGCGCGTTCGGGCGGTCCGTGCCCGCCGCCGTGGCGGCAAGTCGCACGAGCAGATGCTTGGGGTGTTCCTCGAGCGAGGCGAAAAACACGCCCTGATCCCGCTGCAGCAGATGGCACGCGAGCTGACGGAGAAGCGTCGTTTTGCCCGCGCCGGGGAAGCCTGACCAAATCGTTACGCCGCAGGGATACAGCCGCAGCCGCTCGCCATGCGCATCAAACGGCGTTGTAGCGAAACAGGCCATTTCTTGCTCGTAGTCGGCGAGGAGCTGCTTGCCGTCGAGACTCGCCATGTCGAGCAAGTTCTCGTCTGGATCTTTGTCGAAATCAGGAGCCTTCGTGGGCGCGAGCATTCGCTCGACCCGCTGGCCACGCTCGTAATCCTCCCTGACTTTGCGATAGGCCCGCGCGGCTTCGTCGATCTCAGCGCGCGAGGGGAACTGCGTCACCGCCATTGTTCGCTCTCCTTGCGGGCATAGCGGCCAGAGTCGCGACAGTTGCCGACCCACGTACGCCAGACGGCCGGCCAATCTGATCGGGCACGCTTGAACTCATGGTCTCGGAAACGCTGTGCCTCCCGTTCAGCGTCAATGTCCGGAATCTCGCGGCGAGCGAAATCGAGATCGGGAGAAAATTCCGGCGGCGCCCGGCGCGAGCGCGGCGAGCGCTCTCCCCCACTCCCCCTCTTGTTCTTCTCTGTATCTGTATCTGTAATCTGGGGGCGTTGCTGAAACGTTCCCATGCCGTTTCGGTGTCGTTTCCGAAACGCGCGCACCCTAGAAGTACTTGAATCGCTTTCGAATTGTCTTTTCTTCCATTTGAGTGGTTGGAACGCATCATTTATGAGGCCAACTGTTACAAGCCGTTTCATTGCCGTTTCAAGCTCTAAACGGTCAAGGCCCATCTTCACGCAGATTTTCTGTGTACGGAGGTCAGAGGGAGGCTCATCCAAGAGGCCCGATCGCTTTAGGCATAGGAGCGCAACGAAGTGCCAGCGATCTTCGAAGGCGAGCAGTTTTAACTTCTCGTCGTCAATGGCATCCGTCCACATCCGGAACCATTGCATCAGCGCAATCTCCGCTCGCGCTCCAGGCGCTCGATCTGCTCTGGCGAGCGTTGCTTTACGAGCTCTGCCATGCGTGCGAACGCATACCGCTGCTGCTCGGGATTGGTCTCTTTCACGCCGACAAGGCGCCAGAGTTCAATTAGGTTCTCCAGGTCTATCGGACTCAGCGAAGATTGGAGACGCGAGGCCGGATCGCCCGGCCGGTCGCACTTCAGAGCATCTGCGGGGTCTCGGCGCGTCAATGACAGATCGACGCGACCAGGGACAGACACTCTGCTGCCTCGCGCGGGAGGCACGCTCGCGTCATATTCGGCCGCAGCGGTATTTGCCGCTGACGGAGACACCTCGTTCATTTTTGATCCAATTCACCGCGTGCGAGCGGCGTCAATTTCAATTCGACAAATACAAATGCGTACGGCCGCGTACGAACGGCTTCGGTTCGATTCCGTTACTGCAGTTGCCTGCGACACCGGACAGCGGTCGTGTGAAATCTCGCTGAGATATTTCAGCGTTTGACGCAGTTGTCTCTTCTTCGGACGCTCGAAAGTGAGACAACTTCGTCCGAAAATCATGA